ATCCAAAGGAATGTACTCAAGAATCTCTCCAAGTTGCTCTCTTCTGAAGAACAGCCCGGACGCAGCTTTGATCTTCCAGTTCCCGTTGAGAAACCGTTCTCTGTCGATCTCACCCATCGCCTTCAAGTTGCCGAGATATTGCGGGTTTACTTTCAACAGCTCTTGATTATCGTAAATGCTCGCGGCGATAAATGTGACGGACTTTGGCTCCATCTTCTCCTCAGGAGTGACAAGATTGAATTGCTCGCAGAGCTCTTCCTTTGTATCTGCCCAGTAGATTTTTTCATCTCTTCGTATCATCCACCGGAGAACTCCGCTTCTCTCTTTAATCGGATACCCAGTTTCTTGGTCAATCCACCACGAGATGAAATTCGCCACCCACGAATCAGGGTCCGGGTTGCATGTTCCTCTCACATATGGAGCCACACCGCACATACTACGGTTACGGGATAGCATAAAGAAAAATTGGTTTTCCGAAAAATCGCAAAGCTCATCGTAACCTATCAGGCAAAGCTGTGAACCTTTCCAAGTCTGAAGATTGTTGTCATTTAAGTACGCGAACGTCACCTTGGAGAGCAAGGAACCGTCTTTGCCCTTGAAGAACCACTGCTTATCGCCTTGCCTCGGTTCAGCTCCCTTTATCTCTCCGTACAGCTTGAACGATTCTTCCCATAAGCTTCCCGCGCGGATCAGGTCTGTAAACTGAGTTCGGAAGATTGTTGCATTGAATCCCTTTACATTCTTATGCCGAATCGCCTCGAGAAGTAAAGCCCAGCTCTTACCAGAACCAGCAGACCCTCCGTAAATAAGAATATCCGCCGAGCTTGCCAGCGCCCGTTCCTGAGGTCCCTTCTGCGGTCTGATAACACGTTGCATATCAAGTCACCTTACTGATCGGCGCCAACAAGCGCCGTATTCTCTGAATTCGCTTTTCTTTTTGCCGAGTCCTCAGTGATGTCTTCATATTCTTCTGATTCGATTTCAACATTTCTTCCATTGTCCGGAATATAAAATACGACGTCCTCACCGGCGTCGTTATCTTCTTTCTGTTCGCTTTCCGAAGACATAAGAGATGCAACCTGCGCGAGTCGTGCTATCTCTGCGTTTTCCTTCTCGTGTTGCAGAGGAGCCATACCAGCCCACTCAATAAGAGTACGCGCTGCCGGTAAATCGCCCATTGTAATGACCTTTGTGAAAAGACGGGTAATCATAGCCGCGGCGTTCGTCATGTTATCCGGATCACAGCCAAATTCTTCCATCATTTTCCTGAGCTTGGGATTTGCCGGTTGCTCCAAGAACGCCCTCGCCAGCTCTCTGAACTCTTTCTTTTTCTTTCTCGCCGCAACAGACGCCTGCCCTGCTCTTACCGCTTTGGCGTGCCTTTCCTCGTCTGTCAGGTCTTGAAACCGCTCAATATTTTTCCTGCGCTGTTCCCTTTCTGCCTGCGAAAGATTCAGCTTGGCTCGAGGCTTGCTCCCTCCGGATTGAACCGCATCAATGCCCTTCAGAAGCTCTTCGCCGGAAAAGTGATCGTCCTGAGTATTCGCCATGGTTTCCGAATACTGCTTATCTACATCTTTCATGGGTTACCTCGCAAAACAAAAAGGCGGAATACCGCCATCTCTATTGTGAATCACGCTCTGAACACGTGACCGCAGAATTGACACTGATATTCTTCGCCCTTTTCTTCCGAAGAACTCTCTTTCTCCTTCTCCGGCTCTGTATAACCGCCGTTTACAGTGTCAAGCCAGTTTATATCAAGACTTCCGAAATCAAGGTCTTGCAGTTCATCTATGAGCCCAACAAAATCCCATCTCGCATACTCACCCGCCTTGTTGTCGAGCAATCTGTATTTCTTCTTCTGCTCATCCGTAAGTCCCGTAACTTGAAGCACTTCCGCTTCCTTGACACCGAGCTTCTTCAAGCTCTTTAATCTCGTGTGCCCAGCAAGGACTGTCATAGACTCATCCACAATAATCGGGTTGTCATACCCAACTTGACGTATGCTCTCCGTCACAGCGCTTACAGCGACGTCATTCTTCCTTGGGTTATTATAGTACGGAACAATATCCTTGACCTGTACTTTAAGAATTTTCTTTTCCATCGCTGTCCCTCGTGCTTTTTTCGTATATCTCATCAAGGGTTTGCTCAAGAGCAGACATTCCAACGACAATTCTTCCGCAACGTGGGCATCGAATGAGTTTCGGCATTTCAACCTTTGGCGTTGAATCTTCGGGTTCGTCCGCAAGTTCTCCTATCTTGTCGAGCTCTCTGTCCCAATAATCGAAGTTCCCGAAGTCAAGACCATCCAACTCCTCTTTGAGCTTATCATAATCCCACTCTGCGATCTCAGCCGTCTTGTTGTCCAGCAGCCGGAATTTCCTCTTCTGTTCTTCTGTGAGCCCATTTACGACAACGACTTCCTCTTCTTCAACTCCGCGATCACAGAGTGCCTTATATCTCGTGTGACCGGCAAGAATCAACAAATTCTCATCGACAACGATTGGGGTCACGTACCCGACTTGCTCCATGCTCTCGATCACAGCCGGTACAGCATCTGCTATCAGGCGCGGATTGTTCTCGTAAGGAGTCAGATCACTGAGCTTAACTTTTTTCAGTTCCATAGAATCACCTGATTGTTCGTACTAAAATGCAGGAGAAAGGATTCGAACCTTCATTCCTTTCGGAAGCTGATTTTAAGTCAGCCGCGTTTGCCAATTTCGCCACTCCCACAAAAGAAGCGCCGCTGTTACGTGGCGCTTATGTTGTTTCTTTTCACTTGCTCTCGAGCTTCTTGATGTATCTGTCGATTACACCGAGCATCGGACCGTTCGTGTACTTTTTGATGTACTTCCAATCGTCCGCGGATAGAGCGTCGTATATGCTGTCTCTGACTGGAATTTCCTCTTTTTCGGGAATGTCATCGTATTCGCTCGTATAGAATATATACTCCCAATACTCCCTGCACTCGTGAGAAGGGACGTTTTCGTATATTTCTTTATAGAGCGGATTTTTGAGGAAGGCAGATACAGCTTTCTTTTTCTTATTCTCATTAAATTTGAACATTGCTCACACCTCTTTTTTATTTTCACTCTTTTGGCTTGTTGTTCGGTTGCTCCACAAACGGGTTATATTTCGGATCATACCCGTATCTGTTACGCCACTCTCTGCCAAGGTTGGCATTCCAAACAGAATACTGATTGTGCTTTCTCGCAAAATCATAAGCTGTCTTTTTGTCAGGGCAGTTGAAAGACACCTCCGGGTTATCGAAATAACCTATGTAAACCTCTTCTGGTTTAAGTTCATTTTCGGCAATCGCGCACATGTAAGCATAAGTGTCATCATCATACGCGCCGAATTTATCGTCTTTCTTATAATTCTGGTGAAAGGTCACACAGTATCCATGATCCGGGTCCATTACTTTCGCGGTGTCTGGGTCGTATGAATGGTAGTTCTCGGCTTCGGGGTGGTTCGTTTTGAAGTCCTTAACCTTCGAGAACATTCCCTTATACTTTTTGGATTTCTCTTCAGCATCGAACTCGGGGTGCTCTTTTTTGTACCGTTCAATGAATCTCTTGCTGTCTGCCGGACCACTTACAAGTATGTTTTTCCTCTGCTTGTTCTGCTTGGCTTCCTTTCTCTCCCACATTTCATCATGTGGTATCTCGCCTTGTCCTTTTCTTGCAAACCTTCCATTCTTCGATCTCGGATGTTTCTCGGATTGCTCCTTCGTCCACTCGTCTTCGTGTTCCAGATACATCTCATACATTTCGTTGAGATGCCTGTCGGCGAGTCTATCGGCTCTCCTCTTGCGGAACTTATCTATCGCAGTCATGTGACCTCCATATCAGTATATTACTAACCAATCATATCATCATTGGGTTTTCACCCTTCTTCCTTCACAAACCGCCCCTTTTGTGAGTTTTCCCGACGTTTTTCGCGGCGAAAATGCAAAAAGGGCAGCTCACACCGCCCTCGATACAATTATCTATTATAGATTATATCATATGAGGGAAGTGAAATTCAATGAAATATACTGAAAAACACTGAAGAATACTGAAATTTACTGAAAAGCACTGAAAAATGCTGAAAGATTCCAGTAAGTTTATTATACGTTTTTTCCATTAACTTGTCAATAGCAAAACAACAAAAAATCAAATATTATTTTAACTTTTGCACCGCGCTCCGATTGTGGAATGAATAATAATTTGCAACAGAAAAGCCCACCGCGAGATGGGCTTGCTGAGATTCACTTTTTCTTTCCCGAAGAGATGTTGACGAAGTTCTTCAAAGCTGACCCGTGCAAAAGGTACATACGACGCATATAGGATTCGAGTTTATCGGAATAATCTTCCTTCTTGCTGAACAGAATCTTTGTGATCTCCCGCCAGTCAGCCCCGTCGATATACCTTGCGCGGATTATTAGCCGCTCCTCCGGGCTGTTCATCAACTTGACACACCACTCTATCTGCTTCGTGAGCTTGTCGTGGTACTCATATAACTGGTGAACCTCGTTCTGAAGATCTATTATCGAAGCAACGACGTCCGCTTTTCTGTCATTCGTTGGGCTCGGATTCGATGGCATGCCACTGAAATTGGGTGTTCCAACAGTCCCGAGCTTTTCCTCAAGAAGCTTTAACCTGTCACTCTGACATTCCAGCTCCCGTCCGATGTTCAGATACATAGCAAACCACCGTTTGAGAGACGCTATATCCGTTATTTCGAGCAAATCCATTTTTTCCTGTGCGATTCCCAAACTTAACCACTCCTTTCAAGAGAGTTCGCTATGGCGATCAGAAGGGGAGCTCTTCATTATTTGCGGGAGAAAACTGCTCTTCCTGCTGTCCTCCGTACTGCTGCGGAACAGTCCTAACATCATTCTTCGGTACGTCGCCAGCAGAGGTTCGACTAAGATTAAGCTCCGTCGCATATCCTGTGGACGAGTAGTCCGTACTTTCATGCGAACGGGACGGAGTTTCAGGAGCATTCTCCAAGTTCTTTCTGTCGCCGAACCCGATTTCGTCGCAGTAGATGATCGTATCTTTACGCTTCTGCTTCTGCTGGTTTTCGTAAAAATGAACCTCAAGGTGCCCTGAAATTTCAATCCGGGAACCCTTGGAGAAATATTTGCAGAGGAACTCGGCTTTCTCTCTCCACGCGACACAATCAACGAAGTCCGTTTGATCTTTGACATGCGGTCTCCTTACCGCAATAGCAAAGCTGCACACGCTGACTCCACTCGGCGTAGATTTCAGTTCGAGATCAGAAACAATATAACCCGTAGCGCAAATTACATTCATGATTTTCCCTTTCTGTTTGTAAAAGAATCAATGTCTATCTGTTCCGGATAATCTTCTCCATCCGGGAGAGTTAGAACCTCCGCCAAGGACACCTCAACTCTCGGTATCTGTGCGAAGTACTTATACACCGTACACTCAACAATCTGAATATCGTCTGCATAAGCAACCCCGTTCAGCGAGTCGAAGATCACCTTCAAAAGGTTATCCACGTCAACCTTTTTAATTGGACGTATCTGCCCATCCAACATGAGTTTCTTCTTCTTTTTGCTCGTGCTCGACGGTATAGAATAGTATGCAACAACTGTGGCTGACAGCGGAGTCCCCTTGAAGTAAAACTTGCCTCTGCACTGACGCTGGTATTCCACTTTTATCAAGTTTTCATAACTCACTGTCTCATCGGGTGTGTAGGTTCTTACATAGTTTCCTGCTCTCGCGAACCTCGGCCTTCCCTTCCCCTTTGGCTCACCGGGAATCTTGAAATACACTCTGTCTATGTACTCAGGTTGTTTCACCATTCAGAAACGCCTCCATCTCGTAATACCTATCGCGAGCTTCCTTCAGCCGCCAGCTCTTCCCGGCGAACTTCATTGGGTAACACATCTCCCATATTCTGTCGTAGATTCTCGCATACCTTATATCAACTTCAGAAGACATTTCTTTAGTGTTTAGATTCGTTGTCAGAATCATCGGCTTCCCATTTCTGTATCTCGTGTCGATTATGTTGTATACCTTTTCAAGAGCGTATTCCGTGCTCCTCTCTGCGCCGAGATCGTCTATTATGAGCAGCCTTGAATTCATAACGCGCCTAACGATCTCTCCCTCTCCATCCGAATCCACTGACAAAGCAGAAAGAATCTTAACGAAAGACGTCATCACGACGGTTACTCCCCTCTCGATAAGAGAGTTTGCAATACAGGCGGCCGCATACGTTTTCCCAGTCCCCGGTTCTCCGTACATCAAAATCCCCTGCTTCTTCTTCTCCATCTCCTCGAAGTAATCCGCGTATCTCTTGCACATACGGAATATCTTCTCGTTTGTTTCTTCCTTCTGAAACTTGTCGAATGTGGCTTCCTTTAACCTGTCGTCCATCAAGCTCTCCGCGAACAAGTGTTCAGAATATTCTTTCGCTTTCTGCTTCGTTTCTTTCTCCGCCAGCTTCTGGCTTTTTTCCCTATCACACCTGCATTGTGAGGAAACAAGAAGCGGCGTTGTGGTTTTCCCGTTTTCAAGATCGAGATACTTTCTTCTTGGCTCGCCACAAACACCGCATATAACAGTTCCGTCGTCGAGCTTAATATCAGTGTCCCTTTCCTCTTGCGCAACGATACCCCGTGCAGCGATCACACGAAGGCATGTAAACCATGGGTTTTCCCCGGACGTAATCTTTCCGGTATCAGTATTATCCATTCCGCACCTCACGCCAAGAACGGAAGATACTCGCCGTTCTTATTTTCTGTGTTTGTTGCCGTTTTTCCACTATCGTTAGTGTAGTCGAGAAATGACAGCGAATCACTCAAAAATGTAGCTGGGTGCTTGATGAAAGGTTCCTCCGTATGCCTGCGTTTACATTCCAGCGAATAGTTTTCGGCGGCGCTGATGATTTGTTCGTCTGTGTACCCTTCTTTAAGTCTCGTCATGTAGTTCTTGTACGCTCTTACTTTATCAACGTTTCTCGGATACGCCTTCCAGAAACGCTCAAAACCATCCGTGTACTTTCTCTTCGCCTTCGCCGAAGATGTTTCTCCCAAGCCGATGCCGATCTGCTCACTTCCTTCGTATTCTACCAAAACATTATGGGTCGGAGCGCTCTTCCCGGACGTCTTGTTATCTTCGTCTCGCGTCTCCCAATCAGCCCAGTCGTGAATAATCGGCTTACCGCCGCGCAGGTCGATCCAACCGGTTTCGATCAGAGAAGATACAATCTTTCCGGAATCAAAGCCGGTTCCAGAGGTATACCCGTCGAAGAACGTACCGACATCCTCCAGAGAAACGTCCCGCAAAAGTCCATCCTTATCCGCGTTTTCCTGACCCCAAAGCCAGAACAGCACGAGGATTCCAACCGCCTCGAACTTTGTGCAACCAACTTTGAGCTTGAATTTTTCAAGCTTCTCACCATCAATTGACGGGTGAACGCTAACAGACATTTGTTTAACTCCCTTCAGCTTGTTTTCTGCCTCAAAATCTGCTTTTGCTCTGTTTACGATAAAGTGCGTCCCATATACGGGATTTCGAGAGTATTATACCATATTTTATACTGCTTGTAAAGAGAGAAATCACGTCTCACAGAAAAAACTCTTCGGTTTCACACAAATTTTTTCAGAAACCTCTTGACAACAGATTTGTGATATGGTATAATACGTACAGGTTCTATGAGAGTAGTTCACTCATAGAGTCTCCTTTACATGGGCGCGCGGAGTAGTTCACCGCGCGCTTTTCGTTTATTTCCCGGATGACCCGAACCCGTTGTCTCCCCTTTCTGTTTTATCAAGGGAATCCACGATCTCGACTTCACCGGAGAATCGAGGAACAATCACCAGCTGAGCAATCCTTTGCCCTACCTGAACGAATTGCGTCCAGTCACCGTGGTTATAAATCTTTACACCGATTGTTCCAGTATACCCCTCGTCAATCACCCCAACGCCATCAAGCGTGAGCGAGCTGTTGAAGTTCATACCGCTCCTTCCACATACAATTCCGACATACCCGTGAGGAATCTCTACCGAAACCCCTGTATCAAATCTATGAGAAGCGCCCGGATTGATTGTAGACTCCTCGCGTGAATACAAATCATACCCTGCATCTTCCGGGTGTGCCTTTGTCGGCTCGTATGCGCCATCTTCAAGTTTCACTCTCATTTTGATCCTCCTTGTCATCTCCGTTTACGATTCTTGCAATATCAGGGAAAGACCTCCCTGTTCTGAGATAGTCGTTTCCTCCGGATACAATGTTTCCCGTTCCTGTTTCTATACCGGTATAGAGTTTTGTTCCATCAGGTAGTACTTCAATCTTTGTTACAACAAACGGATTAGCCAACGGGTGATATACCTCGTCTCCAACCTTTATCAAACTGCCATCCAGAAGATCACGGAATCCTTCATAAGTCAACTCATGCAGATACTCTGCGCCATCCCGACTGGACACACTGAAAGCGATGGACCACGCGTTCTTCATAATGCGTTCCTTCTCGTTTTCGTCCATAGTCTCCAATCTATCAAGACGGCTCAATATATCCTCCGACAAGCTATACCACGGGATATTCTTGATCTTGTAATATACTGCTCCATTGATGTCATTGAACGCATCTCCGATCTCAAGGACAAACCTGTCTCCTGCTTCAAACATCAGTTTTCCTCCCGCGTCTCAGCTTTTTCATTATTTCATCGCAGCTGTCGAATACTTTGAACGAACCCGCCCTTGTTCTTACAACGGAAAACACCACTTTACCTGACCTGTCCACAGATACCGCAATGATTTCCGAAGAATTTACGATCAGCGGTTCTGATGAATACGCTCCGTTTCTGTAGACGGCGTTTTTAAGTTCGATAAATTTTACCATTCGTTTTCCATCCTTAGCTGTTTTGCTTTCTCGTTGGAGAATCTCTCCTCCATCAAATCACAATACTCTTGATTCAATTCCATTGTGTAGCATATCCTGTTCGTTCTCTCGCACGCCAGCAGAGTGCTTCCGGAGCCGCCGAACGGGTCTATAACAATGTCGCCTTCATCCGTCATCGCTTTTATGTACTCTTCAGCGAACTCAACGGGAAACGCGGCGGGGTGTGACATACCCTTCGGAAAATGGTTCTCCGCGTGAAGATTCAATACAGACGGGAGTTTCTTGTACAGAGAACTCTGATCCCCCTTCGGGCAGAAGCGAAACGATCCGTCCTTACACTTCACACCGCGCGGTCTCTTTTGGTTGTGTTCCAGATTCGCCTCGGCGCTCTTCGGAACCGTCTTGTTAAGATCATACGGCTTCGTTCCGAACACAAACACAAACTCATGGTAGATAGGGAACATAGCGATTTGCTTCCCTATCGAACCGGCGTTGTTTCTTGCCCATACGTTCCACGCAAGCAACTTTAATCCGTTCCGGTATGCTTCGTCTATGAACGTGTCCCAATACCGCAGAATCTCGCCATCTTTGCGTACAATGCCCAAATTCACAGCCATATAGTCCGTGTACGCACGGTACGCACCAATGAAGGAAGACACGTGTGTCAGCGAAAGATTTTCCTCAACGATTCCGTAAACCCTCAAATCGAGGTAAGGCGGAGACGTGAACAAAATTCTCGCTTTCTTTCCTCCCATCAGCGCGGCGACATCCTCTGGATTCGTGCTGTCTCCACACAGGACCCTATGATTTCCAATGTGTTTTACAGAGTTCATTCACATTTGTATTCCTGCTTTATAGACGGAACCTCCTCAACGTGTCCACACACAGGACACGTGATGTATCTTGTCGTTACCTCTCTTCTCGCGAAATTCATGTAAACGGTTTGCGTTGTTACTGTGGTATCCTCGTTCTGGTACGAGAACACAGAATCACACATACTGCACGTCATAACGAAAGTCCTTTCTATTCCGCGCTTTATGATAGTAATCATTTCTTTTCCTCCTTGTACTCAACAAACGTCGGGGAAAGACCATCTCCACAGATCGGACACGTCACGCACGAACCGCTCTGCTTGCCATTTTTGTCGCTCTTGATGCTGAGATCACAGCTCAGGTACGTGAAAGACGTACCGCACTTCGAGCAAACCTGAACGAATTCCTTGGAATAACCGCTCTTCAGAACCTTAATCATTTTTAGCACCTCGTATAAAATTTTTTTAGAGTAAACTATACTGTTCCGGTTCCTTTACAACCGGATCACTGCCTTCCTGCGCCAAGTCTTTTTCAAGAGACGCAGACTCGATACGTTTTTGGGCTGTATCGAAGAAATCCTTGTTGATCTCCATGCCGATGAAGTCTCTGTTGTGCATTCGGCAGGCGACGCCTGTGGTTCCACTTCCCATAAACGGGTCCAGCACAACGTCTCCCTCTCTGCTGCTGTTCTTCACGAGAGCTTCAATCATGTGCAGAGGTTTTATTGTCGGATGACCGTACAATTTCTTATCCGTTGCATTTATTGGCTCCACGTAGAATGTCTTGGCGTCGTCGTAGTTTTCGGGGAAGCACTTCCCCCTCCCTTTTCTGAAATACAGGCAATACTCCGTATCAGATAAATATTTGTTTGAGTACGTTGGAAGCGCGTTGGATTTGTGCCAGCAGATAATGTCGAATTTGCATTTGAGTTTTTCAACATAGAAATCGAAGTATTCCGGAATCTGCTTTTTGTTGCACCACAGATAGATGTTGACTTCCTTCATCACGCGGATGAACTCAGTGTTATAAGCTTTTACATCGTATCCGTCTTTGATGTTCGATTCTTCAAGGTCTTTCAGACTCTTGTTGAACCCCTTGATGTCGTTTACTATACCCCCCCCGAAATATTTCCGATGTTGTATGGCGGGTCTGTTACGATCAGATCGACGCTGTTGTCAGGAATGCTCTTTATGAGTTCGAGACAGTCTCCACAATAAAGTTTCACATAGACTCCTCTCTTTCACAGGGATAGTTGCTCATGACACGGTTCCGCTTCATGAATCCTTTCACAGGCGATAGCATAGTAGTCATCATTGATCTCAATTCCGATAAAATCCCGGTTCGTTCGGACACACGCCACACCGGTAGTTCCGGAGCCCATGCAATTATCAAGAACAACGTCACCTTCGTTGGTGTAGGTCTTCACGAGCCATTCCATCAGTTCTACGGGCTTCTGTGTCGGGTGTCTCTGGTTTTCGCCACAGTGAACGGCGTTGATCTTTATAATCGAACGCGGATATTTCTTGTCTCCACCGTACGCATCATCCAACCTCTTCACCGTCCCGTAGCATTGGTTTGTCTCAACGTGCTTCCCTCTCCCCTGCGGGTGATTCCTGCTTCTTCCGTTCAAGTCCTCCATCTGAGGATTGTATACGGGCAGTTGTTTGTAGAACACACATATATCCTCGTGATACCGGAGAGGCATTTTTTTAGCGTTAAGAAATCCTGTAGCCCGGTTCTTGTCCCATACAAGATTGTACCTCCACAGCTTCCTGTTGGATTGCATCAGATCAGCCGTGAACATACCGCTTCCGAACAGAACAACAGCGCCATTGTCCTTGATTACCCTCTCGTATTGTTGCCACAGTGTATCGAACGGCAACGGCCTGTCCCATTGTGCGTTTTTGTTCTGCTTATTCAGAACGCCATATGGAAGATCACAGCACACCATATCAATGGATTTATCCGGGATAGCATTCATCAGCTCCAAACAATCACCGTGTAAGAGTCTCATAGCGTGAATTGATTCCCGTGAAATCTGTATTTGTCTGCCTGCGTTTTCCGCTGTTCCTCTTCATAGTCATACCCACTGTTTTTCAATTCCTCTTCCATAGCAATAAGATGAGGCGCGCTCTCCGTCAGGTTCTTGAGATCGTCTCCGACACAATACCTGTCTCGAAAGACTTTGTAAATGTTCCGCCCGTTTTCGACAACCCTTCGGAGTCGGTCTTCGCCAAACCCCTCCTCCCGGAGAGCCAGAAGATAGCACAAGTCTTGCAGTTTTAAGTACGCGGACAACATATCAATTTTAACATACTTATCGCTCTTGTGATATGCCAGCATTTGTCTCCTCCGTGTTGAACAACTCAACTGTTTCGCACTTTGCAACAGTCAAACTTTTATCAGTATACGATAACAACTCAGCGTATGGAATCACCGATCCGTTTTCTCCAAACGAATATCCACACCGCGTGATTCGCTTGTAACGCAACCCATCGTATACGACCGGCAAACACTTCATTCCGGCGTCATACGCATCACGCAGGGTCATTTCCAGATAGACTTATGTCCGCACTTTGAACAGAAGGGACGCTCGGATGTAACCCTCTCTCCACAGCACGGGCACTCTCCGGTAAGAACGTCCTCTTTGTCCCCTGATTTTTCAATGTTTCTCGGAATTACAGGTTCCGCCTGAAAGAACGCCTCTGCAGTCTCCACGTTTTCGAGAGCTTTATACATACAATCGCTCGTCCTCGTGTAGGGCGGGAAGAAATCGGTAGCCTCAGAAATCATATCCTTGATTTTCGCAATGTGCTCGTGCATCTCACTTAAAGTCTGAATCATACCGTATCTCCTTTTCCTTTAGCTCTGTTCTTCCGATTCAAAAACAGTTCCATCAAGCAGTTTTGACGGGGAAATCCCCAAAGCATTGCATAGTCTCGATACCGTCTTGAGTCTCGGGCTCGATTTCCCGTTTACATACATCGAAATCGTCGTCTGCGCCACGCCACTCTTTTTTGCGAGCTTTCCCTGAGAAACGCCCTTCATCTGCATTTCAGCATACAGTCTTTCGCCAAAAGTCATGTTCTCCATTAAAATCATATCCTTTCAACAGTATTATTGCCGTGCCATCTGGATTTCGACGCGTCATACCGCCTCATGTCGTCCTCGTAATCATATCCGCAGGTTTTCAATTCTTCTTTCATTGCCAGAAGATGAGGACTGTCTTGAGTAATGCTCCTGATGTCGCAATCCAAGCAGTACCTGTCACGGTACTCATCATAATAGTCTCTCGCTTTTTTCGTGATCCGTTTCAGCCTTTCGCTGCCGAAGCCCTCGTCTCTCAGCGCCAGCAGATAACACAGGTCTGCTGCAGTCAACGCACCGTAAAAAGCGGATTCTTTTACAGAAAATTTATCGCGCATGTATGCTTTCACTTTGTTTCTCCTTTATCGCCCTTTGGGACCACTCTACAACCAATCTCGTTGCGGAATTCATCTTTCCGTTTGTTTGATTCTTCCGGGTTCCATCCACAGCTGTAACAAAACAACCAACTCCTCTTGTCGCAATTCACTCCTTCATTGAACTGGCAAGTAAAGCCCTTTTCGCGCATGGTAACATACCTGCGTTTCATTTGTTTTCGTCCGCCCCGGCACCAACGCTTTTTTCAAGATACTTCTTACGTATTTCTTGTTTCCTCTCTTCAGCCACAGCTGGATTCCACCCGCACTTTCTACACGCTTGAGGGTTATCCTCGTCGCACAGGATGTCTCTGTTGAACATACATGTATTTTCTGTAATGGACGCTAACGAAGTGTATTGAAATCCCAAAGCAGTCACCTTCCTTCTTCAGAGACCGTAATAACGAGCGGCGTCTCAATGACCATTGTTGTGTATGAAACAGAAACCAACTTCTCCACACTCAGCGTGGCTCCGCACCCAGCGCACAGAACAGGATAGCCGGTGTGCTCGTCGCTGATCGGGATTACCCTTGCGCAATTCGGACAACGCGGGCACTCCTGATCCGTCTCCTCCTGAAAATCTTTGTGTCGGTAACCGTTTATTGCTCTGACGCCCATTGTCCCGTTCCCGCTGTCGAACAAAATCGGTTTATAGTATCTTCCTCTGATTTTCAACAGGAACTGGTGATCCCGCTCAATCAAACCTCCATCAAATTCGCACAGGAACGGATAATCGCTGATCCCACTAACCGTTATATCCCTCGTAGTGATGTCGTATACCTTCATAGAACGACCTCCTTGGACACCCAGAGGGTTTTATATTTCAGATAATAAACACGGATTTCATCTTCATGACACACAAGTATGATGGAGATGTCATTGATTCCAAGCCCAACGTCTGCCGCCACAGAAGCCGCAAAGTCATACAATCTTCTTTCGCCGGTTTCCCGCCACAACTGATCGTATTTCTTAATGACTGTTAGTGTTCTTCCGTCCACAGCAATTGTTGTAAGATGAACATCATCGTATGATCCGCTGTATGATACGCTAATATTGTGCATGAAGACCTCCATCTGTTTAGTTTAGTTTCGTAGGATAGCTGTTCTTCTTCCGGCAAATGTGTTCTTGATCCGCCTCGTAAAACTCTCCGCATCTATCGCACAGGCAAACGCAAAAGCAGTGACCGGGCGGATATTTCGGATTGTCCCTCTCGCTGTCTTCGTTTTTTTCATTATCATCGAATCTCTGCACCAGATTCACATACAGAGGCAATACGTCTATGAACTCAACTTTCTCTCCGGGATTAAAGAAGAATCTCTTTACCGTCTCCATTTCCTGCTTGCTCGTTTTCACACGCCCATACGGTTTGTAAGTAACCTCCCTCAATTCCGTGTCGCATGAGAACGAAACCCACTTTGAACCTTCTCTGTAAATCCAGCCGCTACACCCACATAGGTCAGAATACGAAACCTCAACCCCAAGCGTGGATTTGATTTCATCAAGTCTTTTCACGGCTCTCTCCCTTCGGACGCTTCACGGTAACAGTGAGCCACACTTCTTCTCCGTCCGGCTTTCGCCAGCAATACCCGTATCTTTCGTCTTCGGGGCGCTTCTCCTCCAGCAGCCAGTCACGCACCGCCTCAAGCGCTTCCTCCGTTACGCAGGTCTTGTCCTTCCACTCGTGACCGTTCTTTCTGAGTACACCGGCGTAAATTCCAGCAATACCGCAACCAACATGATAGTCAGCCATTCATCTGTCCCCCTTCAGTTTCCACTTGTCGCTTGGAATAAATTCTTTTGTGTTTGGATTCCACTTGAACTCAAATAATCCGCTCTTGAACTTCTCGAAATCTTCCGGGCTTGTCAGCAACATGGTCAGAAAGCTCTTGATCGCTGTCTTGTATTGCGCCTTGCTTTTGCACATTGAGTCGATGTACCCAAGGCTGTCCAAAAGATTATCAATATCCAGCAGGGCTTTTCTGTAACCGCCGTCATACGTATCAAGCATCCGCAATCACCTTCATTCTTAGAGCTTCACACTTCAGATTCAGGTACACCTTGCAAGTGTTTCTGTACTTGATTCCCGCTTCACACTCGTGCGATATGGAATTCTCATATTTGCACATACAGCACGGATATGACCTTGCAAACTCTATTGCCTGATTCACTGTTCCCTTAACGTCTAATGCATCTCGGCTCATAAAGAACCCTCCAATGCCTCCTCGTAGCTGATCCGTTCAAAGGTGTGCACCCACACAAATGGATTTGCGTCCCACCCATACTTTTTATAGTTTTCTTCGCCTCGAAGCGTTCTGTCCCAGATGTGATGTCCGAAGAATTCTCTCAAGGTGCAGGTCGGCAACCCTGCGACACCGGCTTCTTCCTGCAGTTCATCCCATTCTGCGGTTTCTGCGCCTTCTCTTTTTGCACCATCCGTTGTGATGTCCTGCAATTTTTCGACTATATTGTGAGTTACGCGCAAGAATATCCTTGCATCTTCTTTAGGCATATGGATTGATGGGTGCCATTCCGGAAGATCGCATATTATTTCTTTTCCGAACTCATCTTCTCCGGCTTTGTATGTTTTAGCGCCTTCAGGATAATCCGCACGATAAAGAGTATAATAGCATCCAGAACTCTCTCTGTAATCACCCCATGTCTCACGGACATAGAGGATGTCTCCGACGTAGTATTTTGCAGACGCATATCTGTTCAGATAATCCAGATCGGTCATTTCTGGATGAGCTAACCGTGCCGGGTATTGCAACGCTGCAATATGCGCAGGATGCACCAGCCGCCGCGTCTGCGTTTTCTTTCCAGAGAGGATCGCGCGAACCATATCGGAATTAAACAGGATCGGCTTCATCTTCTTCAATCCTTTCGGTGTGTTCCAAAAATTCACTTGCTGTTTCCGCATCTACGGATCGCGTCTTTTCGCCCGGCTTTCTCTGTGCCATCTTCATGCCGCAGTACGGGCAGTATTTCATGCCGCTGTCCTTCGGCGTTCCCTGTGCAAGCGCGATCTCGCCGCCGCATCCGTTTTTGCCTGTGCACATCCAAACGTTAAGCTCATAGTTCACGCAATGCCACATGGCGCGTCTCTCACTCATGGCTTGTCATTCTTCTTTGCAATCTTTTTAAGTTCATACGCGATGTCTTCGAGATTATCGGCGATTTCTTTCAAGTGCAACAATGAATAATACGGCCATAATAATAAGAAGATTACACCACCGACAATAATTCCGATAATTACTTCCTCCATTTTAACACCCCGTCACTCACAAAAGTACGGCTTGAAGATCATCAGGAATCTGTGCCATGTGTCTTTGAGGAGTTTTCCCCAGCGTTTTTTCAATGGTTCAAATTTAACCGGAGCAAAAATGTCTCTCATTGAATCGGACAGGTAGTAAATATCAGCATATTTATCTTTATCGACGTCTAACCGTGTATCGTCGTTTGTGTTTAATGCAATTACATACCCATTGTGATTCAGCCATTCTTTCAGGGCTTTTTCTACGAGGACTTCCTGCTTTTCGCGCTCTTCTATAAACTCCTCGTAACCGTCATACTCGTGGTTCATCAGATACATCGTTTTCTTTCTGCGTCCAAACCCAATCAGGAATCTGAAAGGCGGAAGCAAACGACAGGAATCACGCAGATCGCCATAAATGTAACACCCGGCGTCTGCGTCTTCCAGCCCGCGTTCTTCCCAGCCGAATGGGCAGGTGTCACAGTGATAGTTCCCCTTGACGTAGTAATTCCAGAATCTCTTCAGCTTGTTACACATTGTTTTCTCCGTTCTATTTTTCTATCCGTACAGCGTATTTCCCTATGAGTTTGTTGAGCTTTCGCAATGCAGAATCGTATTCCTTTTCCGTGAGCAAACCGTAAATGTGGTTAATCACGAGACCAAAGTGCAGCTTATCTACAAGCTCTTTCTTATCGCCGAGTGTATAGCCCTCTGCATTGCATTGTTCCTCGATGTCGCACATAGCACCGAACCGCATCACACTACTCCTCTCTCTTCCATTTGCAAAGATGCCTTACAGAGTAACACGATATATGGGTTTTCTCTCCATCTCCTTGCGCAGAGACTCCTTGATGTAGTAGTCTATGCCGAGTTCCATGCACAACGCTTCTGCTTTTTGACCGAAGTCTGCCCAGTCGATGGTAGATGGATAGTAGTTCAGTTTCCCGATTTTTATCCTATCGGCAATTTTCGAAACAAGGTGAAGTTCAATGAAAAAGTTTTGTTCGTTTGTTACAGGCTCGAAAGATACCCATGTTTTTATTCCTCTGCTGTGCGCTTCTTCGAGTCCGTATACCCTTGTTCTGAAAAAGTCTGTTCCGTTAATGCCATCGAGCGTTATTCCATACCAATCCCCGCCGTCGAGCAGATCAAAGTCTCTGCCCCCGTAGCCTTTGGTAAGAATCTGAACGTGATTGCCGCTCGCCTTGATGATCTTTATGATCTCGCGCGTCGCTGTGCTATCATACCCTGTCGGATAGGGGTCGCAGGTGAAACATATGTGGATAAGCTTTCCGGTGATGTGTTCACGCTCGATCTGCTCCTTGACATCCTGAACGATGCCTGGACGCGGCGAGACGCGCGAATGGAATTCTTCTTTATTCCGGTGCAGCACACCGGGAGCGAAACAGTAAAAGCAACGGTGAGGACAACCGGTATAGATGTTGATCGCGAGATCGCCGTACTCTTTTGCTTTTCCGCTCGGCTCATATATCGGTTTCATACAGGGTGCGCCTCCCCGGTTTTAATATCAACAGAAAGAACGCTCAATGCTTCACACAGGCAATCTTTACTGCAGAACACGTTACAGTCCTCGTCGTCGAAAAACTTCACCTGCAACCAGTTATCGCCAACAATATAGTAATCACGATGGATTTCTTTACCGCAGTTTGCGCAAATCTTTTCCCTCACAGTTTGTTACCTCCATTGTGTATAGGAATTCGTATTTCTACTTCATATATATTCTCCGCTCCACAACACGGGCAATATTTCACATTTAGATTGTACCTGTTACCGCATTTAGAGCATAGGTATCCGCTTGTTCCGTTTACAATGATTCTTACAGCTTGATTTGACTCTCTTTCACGCTCCTCTATCGCCCTATACAAAACATAGCTTAATGCAGGCGCAATGCAAAGAACACCCATAAAAACGGCGTACATTAACTCGTATAACTCGTCCATATAATTAGTAGAATCTCTTCCCGCAATTCGGACAGAACTTCGTAAATCGGAACCGCTTCAAGATTCGGTCCAATCGAATTCATCTAAATCATCCGGCGTATCAATGTAGACAAGGATAACCCTCTTGAACGCCCTGTCCGCTATCATTTCGAGATACTCTTCCAGTGCCTTTTCAGCTGCGTCGTTCGCCTCTGCTTCCTCTTTGGAGATGTTACGCCTCTCTCTGTTTTGCTTGATTTGGAGAGCAGGGTCGTAGTGAAACTGCTCGCAGAGCACATCATCGTTGTGGCCGTAGTAGTCTTCCTTGAATTCTTCTCTGTCTGTATAATACCTTTCAAATAAGAAAGCAATCTCACCTACTTCGCAGTGACCAAACGAAGCACACCACGGTCCATAATCTTCTCCGCAGACTTCTCCATCAACCATCGGTACCACCGGAAGATCGGGGTTCTTGCTCACAATGTCGATAAATTCTCTGACATACTTATCCATCTCATACACTCCTTAATAGGGAAGCCCGTTTCCCGAAACGCTGATTTTTTCAAACAAGGCCACAATCGCCTGCGTTTCCTCTCTCGTGAAGATTATGATCTCGTCATGTGCATCTTCCTCACAATAGTTTCTAAGCGTCAGGAGACCGTCAGAATTGAACGCCGCCTGCGAGAATCCATGATATTTGGATTGTCTTATGATAGTGCTCTTGATTTCCCTGTCCAACATAATCATATGTGCACCCTCACTCGTTCTTAACAAGATATTTGTTGCTCACAACCTTCATAGAGAGATTTCCGCCTATGCGATCACTGTATATCGGGAAGCAAGGTCTGATAACTATTCCCTCTTTCTTCCCTCCGTTCGGATAATCGCCGTCTGCTCTTTCAAGCAACGAGTCAACGTTAGGATAAAGACTGCTCAGACACCTTCCAACCTCTTCAATCGGCACGTGCTCACAACCGAGAAGTTCGCACACCTTCACCATCTCTTTGAGACCTACCCGTCTCCCGTTTTTCATTACAGTGAAAACATACCACTCCGGCTTTACAAGTCTCAATCTGTTCTTCTGAATTCCGGGACCGCAGAATTCACCCTGAACAACAAAGGTTTTCAGTCCTTCTTCAACATACAGCTCGTGCAGCTTCTGTCCGTAACCTCTCGACTTTATGAACTCATAGAAGTCGCTTTTACCGTCGTCTGCATACTCAAAGTTGTGCCCTGTAACATGGAACCCGTCGTCGTCCCACGCGATGGAATGACTTGATCCATCCATTTTTGTACTTATGTAGTATTCCATCTCGCCGAATTCAGAAATCAGCTCCGGCATTGTCTGTACGCGGGTTTCGTCTGTGTGAGGCACACACGAAGGCAACTCACCTTTCACCGTTCCTCCGGTTGTAACCCTCTGCTCGATCTCCCACTTCTTAACACCAAGCAGCTCCGTTACATCCGCCCCGAGCCACACACCCGTCCTTAACTCCGGAAACGCCGAGATTGGCATCAGCAAGCCCTGCGAGATTACTCCCTTGAATTTCTGCGTTTTCAGTCTGAACCCCTCACCCATTATGTCCGTATTCGCATAGCTTGACTTTCTCAAAAACTCAAATACATCTCTTATGGGAAGAAAGCTGTCAATTTCGAAGTATACAGCCAAGTCCCCATTTGCGAACTGTCCCTTGTTCACAACACACTGCCAACCAAGCACATGAGCCAATTCAATTCTATCTGCACCATCAATCGGGTCTATCTTCCAAATTATTTGTATACTTGCCAGTTTACGCACGATCACAACCTCCTCGCAAGCCATCTCAATCCGAGCCAGCAAAACAAAGCAATACCCCAATTACATCTTCTCATTGTTATCACCTCAACATCATACTATTTGTATCTGTTGGTTTAATCGCCTCCGGGCTTTTATGCAGTATTCCTCCGAAATATCAATACCAATGTATTGCCTCCCGGTTCTTTGCGCCACACATGTTGTTGTACCAGCCCCGTTGAACGGATCAAGCACAATATCATTTTTGAAGCTAAAGAGTTTTAGTACCCGTTCTGCAAGCGCTTCAGGAAACATTGCAGGATGCCCAAATTCCTTCATGTGCCTTTCAGGCGCAATACTCCATTTTGCAACGACCCAAGATTTGAATTCTTCAGCAGATATATCAGCATTATCTGAACTGCCCGGTTTTTTCAAATCACCTTTGCAGTACACTTCTATAAACTCCCATGTATACTTCAAATAGGGGCTTGCGGGACTCTTCCAGCTACCATACGAACATGTTTTACAGTTATAGTTATTCTTCTCCCAAATGATCTCACCTTTCCAGATCATCTTGTTCTCTATAAAGAAATTACTGATGATGTGGTGGGTCGGTATATAATTTGAATATAGTGGCTGAACATTTACAACAAAGCGTCCACCATATTTAAGAACTCGAATGCACTCTTTGAAAGCAGAAAACAAATCGTTAAAATACTCATTCCATGTTATTGAATCCGCGTGAATATCATAATTCATCCCAAAATTATATGGAGGAGAAGTAAAAATTATGTCTATGCAGTTTTCTGGAAGCTCCTTCAAGATCGTCGTGCAATCTCCACAGATAATTGTATTTAGATATTTTTGAGGGACGGCATTGTCGATTGTTGAGAAGTGATTGTTGTTTGCATAAAATATATCAACTTGTTTTGTATTGCTTCGCATCTTATACACAATCTATCATTTGGGAGATGCTTCCGCCTTCTCCTATTACTCTTTTGTTTATTGTGGTATCGAGCCTTCCGCACATATCCTCTATACGATCAACGATCAGGTCTGCGTATTTTTCATTCAGCTCACAACCAACAGCGTTGCGACCGCGAAGCATAGCCACAGCCAATGTCGTTCCGCTTCCAGCAAAGCAATCAAGCACTGTACCTCCTTCTCTCGAACCCGCCAGAATGCACGGTTCTATAAGTTTCGGCGGGAATGTTGCAAAATGCGAACCGTGATACGGCTTCACAGGAACCGTCCACACGTCTCGCTTGTTACGCACGGGATAGAGTTTATCCGGAAGACCTTCTGCTCTCCTCTCGTGCATGGATTGCGTCGTCTGCCCTTTATCTTGCAGGTTTTTGAACTTCCACCGCTCGTGACTGTTGCTCGCCGCTTCGTTTACACCA